GCATATTATCTCTCCCATGGAAGCGGCGTCATACCTATTGAACGCACTTCGTCTACAATAACAATAGAAGCAGAGCGTCCATCGGTTTTCTTTTGCTGCGGTTTTCCATCAAGACGTTCACGTTTTTCTTTGTTCATTTGCTTAACAAGCGGCACGAGGCGATCCGGTATTCTGTATTGAGAAATAATTACCTTTCCATCGAACAGATATGCCGTATCGCCATAGAGCCGCGTATTGTTGGAGCCGCAACGAAAATACAGATATGTCATAAAGCCATGAAGTTCGCCTGTTGCTTCCTTATGCGTTACACCATATTTCAGGATTTTATTTGCTTGCTTCTGTGCGCGCTTCTTATTCATCCCCTGTTTTGTTCTGAATTTGCTTGCAGCACACTTTGTCATAATTGCTTTTTCCATTGCGATCACCTTAGATTTAGTTAGGAATTGCTTTCAGCAGATCTCTATTAAACTGCGGCACCATGGCTTCCAGCTGATCGCACACTGCCTCGCAGAATTCTTTGACTTCCGGATTGGCTGTACCGTCCTTGTTGCGCTCCTTATAGACATGCGCCCATTCGGTGAGCTGACATTTAAAGATAAAATTGGATGGAATGGACAACATATACAGTCCGCGAAGCACGTCCTTGTTGTTCTCCATTCCTTCCAAAATATAGCCGTTTACGGTTTTGACGTAGGTTTTACCTTCGTATTCCAGCTTATCCGGTGTGATGATGCCAAGCGCAGTGAGCGCAACATCAGTTGGAATCACTTTGCCGTTATAATAATTAGACATTTCATTGCCAAACTTGGCGAGGCGCGTACTGGACCTGATGATGCGATTATTAAAGCGCATAGCATGACTGTCTACATCGTCCTGACCAGCGCGGTGTATGCCCTCTACCGTAACGGAAATATCGACAAAACGCAGCATGGTCATGTGGCGTTTGCCCCATTTACAGACTTTTTCAAGTTCTGTCTTGAACAGAGCAACAAGATCCTGATTGTGCTCAGAGATGCCAACGGTAGACAAAGCGCCTTTATAGTTTGTACATAAATAAACGGCACGACGAATCTTTTCTTCAAGTTCGCGCGTCCATGTGCGCTTGGACATATACATGGAGACAATGGCATCATCGATGCCGGTTATTTTATTGAGATACACTTTCATCCGTTGATTCCTCCGTTTCATCAAAGAGTTCCATGTCTCCGTATAGGAAACAAATGTTGTCTATTTTCCTGTTAACGTGGTAATGGCCGCAATACCACTTGGCATACTTGAGACCTTCCTCTACTTCGCTGAGCCAGATTTCCATCGTATTATCAACGATGCTTTGATTAACGCCCGGCAAAAACGCATCACGCGGCATATATTGAATTGGGCAAGTATGCGACATGACGTAAAATTCACCGTCTGCACCCATTGCAACCTGAGATTGCGCAGCATCGCGTTCGGCTGGATATAGTTGTTCGTCAGAAAACCAGAGATACGATGTAAACCCACGTTCCTGCATGTTTACTCGGCGATATTTGTCAATAGAAAACGCGCCTCCGATAACGAAGACGCGCTTGGTGCCAAAGCGATACCAACCATATTCTTTTGTAAATAGAACATTCGGAAAGCGTTTATCGACGTAAAACTGACCTGCATAATCAGGTTTATCTACCTGTATGAATTCATGCGAATAAGCTGCGCAATCAGGCCTATGGTCGTGATTACCGCGAATGCAAATGAATGTAGCAGGAAGGCTGCTTAACCATTTCTTCTTGCGATCAGCTCCGTGATCTTCGTAATACAATGCACCGTGATCACCAAGAATAATAACAATATCCTGTTTTGAGGTTTGATAACGGCTTAGTTTATCTGAGAGTTCACTGTAATCTCCGTGTTTGTCTCCTGTGATAAAGATTTTACCCATTGCGCAGCCTCCTCTCTATCTTTAGCGTTGCGTAGTAGGTCACGTTGAGCCCATGCGGCAGAAGCAGTGTTAACCATAAGCTGCGCAACAGTCAAAGGACCCACGCCGCCGGGAACCGGAGTAATATAGGAAGCAACTTCCTTGACGGCATCAAAATCTACGTCGCCAACCAGCTTGGTTTCGCCTGTTTCAAGGCCGTTTTCATCGAGCTTTGGCACTCGATTGATGCCAACATCTACAACAACCGCGTTTGGCTTGACCATATCCGCTGTAATCAGATGCGGCTTACCAACGGCAACGATGAGCACATCTGCTTGCTGTGTAATCATTTTCAGATTCTGCGTTTTAGAATGGCAAACAGTGACTGTGGCATTTTGTTCAAGACACAAGGCAGCAAGCGGTTTGCCGACGGTATTACTTCTTCCGACGATGACAACATGTTTACCAGCAAGATCGATATTGATTTCTTTAAACAAGTTTATGATACCAAGAGGCGTGCAGGCATAATGTTTAGCGCCTTCGCCTTTCCACATGCGCCCTACGTTTACATGACTGAAACCGTCAACATCCTTGTAAGCAGGAATATGGCTCAATGCTTCCTTCTCATCAAGGTGAGCGGGAAGCGGAAGCTGAACAAGAACGCCAACAACAGACCAATCATCCACTTGCGTTGAGATTGCATATGACAGTTGACTCTGAGTACACGTTTCAGGCAGACGAATGACACGAGAAATCAATCCCACTTCCTTACACGCTCGTTCTTTTTGCCTGACGTATACCTGACTTGCAGGATCGTCGCCTACAACGATGACAGCAAGACGAGGATTCAGTTTTTCATTTTCGCGCAGCGTGAGAATATTTTTTCTGGCTACGCTTTTGAACTTTTCGGCAATACGCTTGCCGTCAATTACAATTGCAGACATAAATACCTCCTACAATTTCAATGGATAAAAAGGCCCTGCTCACTAAAAGCAGGGCCAATTTTTTAAAGCTGAGTTTGACTGTTGCAAGCTTTTTCAGCCTGTGCGCGCATTTCAACAAGTGTCATAACGGCATAGTTAGCAAGATCAAGAAGCGTATCCTGTATTGATTCAGACTTTACCTGAATCTCAGCCGGATTCATCTTTGCAAGAGATTTAATGCGCTCCATTTTATCATTCATACGAACTGCAGCTGAAATAATGCCAAATTCATCGAATGATTTACTGAAAGCATTGCCGTAATCATGATTTTTTGCGGCGTACACTTTCGCCATTTTTTGTGTGATTTCAGAAAATACAGCAGTCTTATCTGTTGTGCTCATTATGCTGCCTCCCGTTGGACGTTTAATAGCGCGTCGGCGTGATTAGAAATCTTGCCGCGATAATTGTTGGTGAGATGACAAATCTGCGCCCAATCGACATCTTCAAAATGCTTGATGTATGGTGCAAAGCCAGAATTTTCCGGATGATGATAGAGGTCGATCTGTCCCGTATGGCCGATGACAATGACTTTACAGGTATCATGCATGCGGGTTAGCACCTTTTTGAGCTCATCCTTGTAGAAATTTTGAGCCTCATCAATGATAACTACCTTGTTTTCAAAGTTACAGCCACGCAGATAGTTATGGGACATACACTCAATATAAGCACTGCCGGATTTTTCGCTTTCCGTATCTCCAAAGAACGCATGCTGAATATCGATATTGGCTTTAAGAGCCGCCTGATAAAATGGCTCGTTGTAGACTTCCAGCTTTTCCTGCACTGTTCCGGGAAGGAAACCAAGCTTTCCCTCCTGAACCGGCGCTGTAATATACACAATACCTTCGTATCGCCCGTATTTACACAGAAGTTCGGCTGTCATAACGGCAATTTGCGTTTTTCCGCTGCCGGCTCTCGCATCGCAGAAGACGATAAGTTTATCTTCCGACCAAATTGCATCGCGATACGTCTTTTGTTCTTCGTCAAGCTTCATGCCGAAGAACATGTGATCAGTCAGCGTCTGCGGCGGATTGGAATAATCCGTGGACTTTTGAGTTTTCTTAGCCATAAGTAAAACACCTCTTAGTGTACTGGATTAAAGAGCAGCGGCAAACCGAGTTTAAGCGAACCCCTTACGTCAATGATGCGCTGATTGGATGAGCCGCAGAACGCAAGCCTTTTATCGGCAAGAGAAGGAACAAACGGACCATCTACCACTACATCAATCATTGATAGAAGCAACTTAAGGTTGTCGTCGACAGCGTATCGCTTCATAAGCTGTTCCCACGTGTAACCGGTGTAGAGCCAGACAGACAATGAATCCCATCGATTTCCTAATTTATTTCTCAGAGAGTAGAGAAAATCATAAGTACGATCTACGTCGTATAGCGGATCTCCGCCTGTTAAAGTAATTCCTGACAGAAACCGCCTGATATGAATATTGTACGCAATGGTGCCGATTGTTGGCTCCGTTATTCGCTCACCATAGCGTGGATCATGTGTGTCCGGATTATGACAGCCCGGGCAGTTGTGATTGCAGCCGCTAAGAAAAATGGCTGTGCGAACACCCGGGCCATCGGCAATAGATTCATAATTTACACCTGAAAGATATGGATATGTCATGCTGCTCCTTTTGGCGGATTGAAACCATCGTGTTTGACACGATCGCGCACTTCCGCCTGTTTTCCTTTATTGAACGCCGTTGTGTAATTGCCTGTTAAATACCCTGTGACTCTGCGCAGACGCTGAATTTCCTTACCGTGACACATAGGACATTCATCATCAAGTTCATCCGTATAGCCGCAAGACATACATGTATCATTCGGGACGTTGATGGCGAAATACGGAATATCGTGATCCATAGCATAATTTACATATGTTTCCAATGCGTCCAGATTGTTTTTTACCGAGGATTCAAGCTCAATGTAGGTAATACATCCGGCGCGAGAATAACCGGTAAGTTCAGATTCGATTTTGATTTTGTCGAATACAGAAATCTTTTTCCAAACCGGGACATGCATCGAGTTGGTGAAATACTCATGATCGGAGACGTTTTTGATTTCACCATACTTTGCCTTAAATTTCTTCATAGCGGTATAACAGAGGTTTTCTGCAGGCGAATAATACACACCAAAGTTGAGCTTATAATGCTCCTTATAGGTATCACAACGGGCAGCAAACAGTTCTTCAATTTCCTTGGCGAGCTTCATACCCTTCTCGGTTGTATGGTTGCAGCCGATGAGAATTTGCAAACACTCTGCAAGGCCAAGCTGCCCAAGCGCCAGTGTGCCATGCTTGAGCGCTGAACGGATGCCTTCTTCAGGCACATAGCCAGCCATGGTGTTGTTTTCATACATGAACTTTGCAGACTCGGCAGGCTGGGAGCAGATATACTCGAAGCGCTCAAGGAGCATATCCTTTGCGTCATCGATCTTTTTATCGAGCAGATTCATAAAGGTCTTGACGAGCACGCGCTCATACAGCACTTCGCTGCTGGTGGAAAATATGCTATCCACTGCACGCTTTGCTTCCATAGCAAGTGTGGGCAGGATAATTGTAACCGGGCAGATGTTTCCTCGACCGTCTTTGAGCTGACCGAAGCCGTTGATGTCGTACCCGTTTGCTGTTCTACACGTGATACTCCACTGTTACCAGTGGCACTGACTATATCTTCTATCGCATTGCATCGCGATAGTCTTCCGCTTCGGGCGTGTGCCTATCTCACGCCCTACTCCCTTACATTCATCAGGGATAGTCGATACACTTTCAACCAAGAATTGTGAATGAATAATTGTCAATAGTAAAGATTTTTTGACCAGCAGATATATGTTTTTGAATTCGATTTCTATCAACATGCAGTTCACTGGATGCTAATCTTATGGATGCATACTCCATTTCAGAGCCAGTATCTTCATTTTTAATCAGCAATCGCGTGCCAGTTTTATTCACCTGTTCCTCGTATCTGTATTCATTTTCTTCGTATGCTATTGCCCATTCGTCTTTGTACAACCCCCTTGTTTGCCCGTTGGTTCTTGTTGTAATAAAACGATGAGTGTTTTCTCCAAAGAAAACTTTACATTCTTCACAGGTGTCAAAACGGTATTCTTCGTTTGTTTTGATGTTTTTGCATTTTACCGCTCTGGCGTTTGGATTCTTTTTGCCTATTTTGGTTAGATAGATTTTGGTTTTGATTACTTCCATATCATCTGGGTCTTTGGATGCATATGTATTACCTCCGCATTTATACGATGCGTCAGTTTCGTTGTATCCATTGTTTATACTATCGTAAAAGTTGATCCAGTAGCGTTCTTTTTCATTAAGCTCTTCTTGGTTGTTAGCAGAATCAATTTGCTCTATTGAGAAATGCTCTGCTCCGTATAAACGAATCGCTCTTGCAAAATGCGTATCTATTACATTATTGATTGCATCGTTAATATGCCGCTGGAATCTTTGCTGAATTGGACGTATGGATTGTCCAATATACAGTTTATCGTTAATGTCATTTGATATTTTATATATATACATATACACCCTCCTTTCATATATATTAACACATTCTTGATTGCTTAGCACGGACTCATGCTATGATGCTATCATAGTACCTATCCGTTAGCAGGATTTCTCCTACACCCTCGGGCGAGGTTCAAAAGATTTTAAATGGGCTGTAGTTTACGCTTACCCATTGTAGCCATGTAAGTACGTGGATCGTTTACGTCATACCCGGCGTTGCCAGACCAATCGATATTGACATAGTTGGGATACAGGCGCAGCGCTGTAGACTTGAGAGCAAGACGGAACAGATCGTAATTGGGATCGCCCGGCTTACGGTTGACACCTTTCATGCACTGAAAGATGGAGCACGGGAACACCGGCGTTTTATGGAGCTTGCCGACGCCTTTGATGGAGCCTTCCAGCAGTGCTTTGATGACCATGCGGCCTTCTGGAAGTGTACATGTACCAAAGTTGATGGATGTGAAAGGCAGCTGGTTTCCAGAGCGGCTTTGAAGTGTATTGAGATTGTGGAACATGCCTTCGATCGCCTGCTCAATTTCATCCTTTGTCTTTTCCATTGCATACTGCCACGCGCGTTCATGCTGCTTATAATGCTCATGATCGATTGGCGTATCAAGCAGAAGCTTGGCTGTATACTTGCTGACAGGCTGCAGACCTTCGATGAACTTCAAACCATCGTTATAATGCTTGATAAAGCTCTTTCTGACATATGGAACCATTGTCCAATCCAGATGGGAGGCAGAAACACCGCCGAACTGCTGGAGGGACTGAAGCTGGAACAACACGGCAATGAGCTGAAACGCAGTGCTGACCGAATTAGCTGGGCGCACATCCGTCTGCCGCGTATTGAAACCATTAGCAAGGAGATCGTCGAACGGCACGGTCAGGCAGTTGTGCATGCCGACTGCGTAAGAATCCAGATCGTGAATATAAATCATGTTACTTTCATGATTTTGTCGCGCCATGTCGCTGACGATATAATTTAGCGCATAGCGGCGCATCATTTCTGCATCGGCCTCACCTTTACGGCCGCCAAACGATGCTTCATCCACGTTCGCATTTTGGTTTTGAACATTTGATGCGCGCAGTTTTTCGCCGATGATGCGATCAAACTCCATTTGTTCGCCGCGAATCTTTGCCTTGCCATCGCGATAGATGATATAAGCCTTGGCAACATCCTTATAATCGCTTTCCATAAGCTTGCATTCGACCAGATCTTGAATTTGTTCAACGGTCATATCTTCATTGATATTTTCTATTTCCATGGAAATTCTGAAAGCCAGAATATCGTTAACGTGCCCAACATGCTCCATGGCGGCTTTGATGGCACGGTAGATGCGAACTCTATCAAATACAGCCTTGCGGCCATCGCGCTTGATTACGTATTCCATAGCGATCTACGTTCCTTTCTTACGAGTTGGTTACCACCGATTCATCCTTGATATACATACCGCATGGGCAATCAGGCAGAGACTTGCAATACTTTGGGCATTTGTTTTGCTTGCTGCCCTTTTCGGCGTGCAGGCAATATCCCCCATTGTCTTTTACCTGTCTGCGGATATATTCAACGAATTCTTCAATGGGATTGAGAATGAACCCAGATTTCATTTCGTACTCCTTGGTTTTGTAGTTCAATTAAATAGAAAGAAAAGGCTGCCCGAAGACAGCCTTTTGATTACTTGGTGCCGGTTGAACCCAGACCACCATGACGCATTGCCGTGGTATTGCCATTAGAAGCGATGCCGAACGGCACAAACACGCCTTGCATAAAACGCTCGCCTGCCTTTAGTTCAAGCAGCTTGCTCACGTGCACCTTCGCCATGATGTGCCCCTCGTTATCGGCGTGGAAATAATCCGAATCGATAATGCCAACCGTGTTATCCAGACCGAAACCATACTTGGTGCCAAGACCGGAACGTGGGAACAACATGAGCACCCAGCCTTCCTGAATCTTCGCTCGGATGCCGGTTGGAATCAGAACGGAATCGTCTTCCCCATCGAACAGAGTTACATCCATAGGAATAGAGAAGTCGTATCCGGCAGAACCGATGGTGGCACGCTGCGGAAGCTTGATACTCTTCCACTCTTCAAACATCTCTTCGTTTGAAGGCTTGCATCCGTCAGGCTCCATATTGTAGCGCATCTTTTCATACTCTTCAAAAGACACCTTTTGAAACATTGCGATATTATCTGTAACCATAATTGATCTCCTTACATGATTTCATCCAGAGACTGCACAATTTTGTGGCATACGCCGTATTCAAGACAGGTTGCAGCA